TGTATTCTTCCGCAAGTACCTGATCGTAATACTGTTGTGCTTGTTCACAATTGGTAAACGTGCCTATGTATGTGTTGCAACACTGATACCACGATATGCTTACTGTAAGCACAAATTCTAGCACGGTGTTTCTCCATAATGATTAGTGGTAAATTTATTTAGTTTGTGCATACCTGCTATGCTAAATATGTATACGTTCGAGCGTTAGGCTTGGAAGTAGACATTATGTCGAAGGAACGCACCTAACTTTAAAAAGGAGGGTGACATGGATAGACACTCATTTATGCTCAAGCAATATTCTGAGCAACAACTACGCAAAAAGAAGGAAATGGAATTATGGAAGGCTCGTAATGAGGTGGAAGTAAATGGTCATGGTACTTCTGGATACGTAATAAAGCATGGTCCTAACAAAGATAAAATCTTAGGACATCAGTCTACTAAATCTACCAACAACTGGTAGTGTTCTAGCGTTTGCTAAACACAAATAGGTCATTGGCGGAATCATAATTAAAATCAAGATTCTGCCAATGGTCAATCTGTTTGATGCTGTTAGTGAAATAGTATTTGTAGTTGGAGTCCCACGATGGTGCATCTACTTTTACCTGATATACACTAGAATCTTCTAGTGCTTGTGACATGAGGTTGATCAGTTCTACGTCATGCATTGCACTGCTGTTGATCGTGAATTTTTTAGTATCTACTTTTTCTCGCATACTAAATGTATATTTATTATCTATAAATACTAGTATGAAAAGAGCGGCCTTAATACTAGGACTTCTTTTTTGGGTCGCAACGTCAATTACAGTTTTTGCCCAAGAAGAACAGGAACAGAAAAGCAAACTGGTTCAGTTGCCTATACTGTTAGACTGTGGTTCTATACAAGCAATATCAGAGTTGTTAGTGGAATATCAAGAGATTCCGATTGCACAAGCAAATGTTATGTGGCAATTGCCTTCCGGTCAATTTCTTGAAGGACCTATGACAATTTTTGCACACCCGACGAACTTTACTATTTCCATTGTGATTCAAGCAACAGAAGATTTTGGTTGCATTGCTTTTCCTGGAAAAGATTTTCGTCCATTCGCTTCTAATGGTACCAAGTTGTAGTTAATTTAAATACTGTTATGAAAGTAACAGCAACACAACTTCCCATAACAAACGACCTTGATCAAAACACCACAAGCATACTAGAATTGCTGGAAGGCGATAAAGGTTACATGCTAACAGGTGAAGGAAGTCTCAGCGGTTACTTTGCTCCACCAGTGATCAACAACTGCACCAACACTGTTAGTTTAATGGACAGTGAACGACACATTGCTAACGAAGCAATAACAAAGAATATAAAATTATTACTGGGTACTGGATGGATGGAGCCGGATGGTATGCCCTACAATCAAGTTAGGGTATATGACGAAGGATACAAAGGTGCTTACTGCAAACGCCTATTGACAACAACTGCACAGGGTGGTGGCGAACGTAATGCTTATCTTCCTGGATGGGCACCTTTTGTATTTGACATGGGCAACAATCATAGAGGCGGTATTCTAATATGCAACGATATATGGGCAACACCTGTTGTTAGTCCACAAGGTAATCCCTATTATGTAAACGAGTATGCACGTATGGGTGTTACAGTATTGTTTTGTAGTGTAAACTGCAATGTAAGTGGGCGTGTAGAATGGGATCCTGTAATATACACTTGGCATGAAAATCATTTGCAGATGTATGCAAAGACCTACGGCATGTACATAGTTGTAAGCGGAAGTAGTTTGAGCATGAACAGTGAACCTATTGAAAAACTGCAATGTCCTCTAGGTATCATAGGTCCGGACGGTAGTTGGTTAGAACAACTAGAACTTGGTGCGAGTCATGCATCAGTCATTTTAAAATAAATACTAATATGAATTACACAGGTAAACTGCTGGCGTCACAGCCAACAACACAGTCAGACTTTTTTAAAGAAAGTGTTATTCTTGTTGTCGACCACAGCGAAAAAGGTGCTTGGGGTTTGCAAATAAACAAGAGAACTGATACACTTCGAGTTAATGAAGTTGTAAAAGACATCGGTGTTAGCATAGACTCTGAAGAACTATGTTATATCGGAGGTCCAGTGGAACAACAGGCTCTACATCTAGTACATTCAAGTGATTGTGTTATGAGTAACAGTATACCTGTTAATGACGAAATAAACATAACCAGTAACGGTACAATGTTTGCAGAATTACAAAGTGGTCGCGGTCCAAAAGATTGGATTTGCACACTGGGTATGTGTACATGGGCACCGGAACAACTTGACGGTGAAATGGGTGGCGAGCATCCGTGGACACCACAGCATCGTTGGCTAGTCACTGATCCACCAAAGGATCTGTTGAATATTAATCCAAAGTTATTATGGAAACAGGTTGTTAAAAGTTGTGTTGAAGAAGCAACAGCGAATATGTGGTAGAAGACAATTTGTTAATCTGCCTCAGTATTCATTGTTTTAAGAAGTTCTCGAAGTTTAGTTGATTGTGTTTTACCACTAACCTTACCTATTGTAGATCCTTCTGTAGGATCACTTCTTGTAGAATCATTTTGTGCTGTGTCAACTGTGCTTTGTTGTTTGACTTTATCATAGATACTGCTTCCAGTTGATTGTTGATATGAACTTTCATCTTCAACTAGATCTTTAATACGCAAACTATCCATATCAAATTCTAGATCTACTTTTTGTCCTACACCACTTGAACTACGTGTTTTCATAAACTGTATTTGATAACGTCCACGTTCTTTCATTGCTCGACTTGTAAAGATACCGATAACATTATCTGCTGTTTGAATCTTACTCAAACCACCTGAGATATGTGAATGATCAAATTCAATTTCTTCAACAGCCGCCCTGTTTAACTGCGATGCTGTAACAAATACACACCCTAGTTCCATTGCTAGGTTACGCAATTCTTCTGATACATATTTGTCTTTAACAAATAAATCACTTGGCGATACTTTTACACTCAATGGCATCATCAAATCCAAATAGTCAATCAGTAGCACGTCTGGCTTGCACTTGTTTTTAATTGACCATTCCTTAACGTAACTACGCAAGTCGTTTGCGTTCTTACCACTTGGCATATACTTGATTTGTATGCGTCCGCTTTTCTTGCCCATCATCCTGACTTTCATTTCTACATCATCAAGATTCTTAAACACATCACGTGTAGCAATACCTGTAAGCATACTGTCAATACGCATTGCTGTAAGTGCTTCTGAAAGTTCTAAACTTATGTACAACACGTTCATGCCTTCTGTGGCAAAGTTCACTGCCATGTTTTGCAAGAACAAACTCTTACCAGCACCCGATCCACCTGCGAAAATATTAAGTTCACCTCTGTTGAATCCGCCAAACAGTTTCTTGTCAATGCTTGGCCATCCTGTGCTTACTTGTCCATTGTTGTTCTTAAGTCCTTCTAGTCTACCTTTAGGATCTGCAAAGTAATCAGTACCCATGTCTTTTGCAAGACCAATCTGTATTGCTTCTTTAACTAGTCCTTCAACTGGACCATAGTCACCTTTTTCTAATAGGTCAGCACTTTTAAGAATTGCACGTTCAAGTGCTTTGTGTCTACTAAATTTTTCAAATGTATCAAGTAACCAATCAGTGTGTTCTTGTCCTACACCACTTGCATCTTTTAGATCTGTTTGACATGAACTGTTAACAATTTCAAGTTCAGGCATAACCTTATATTCGTCAACATACTTTTTAATAAACTCTGCACTGTCTTTTAATTTTTGATCAAAGTTTTCACTTTCAAAAATACCTTGACATCTTACAAATGCTTCTGCATCTGATAGAAACATTTCCAAAAACAGTTTTTGTATGTCATGATTAAAATCTTGCATTCATTATACCTTTATTTTTCACTGTTATTATTATACCATATATCGTTGTTAAAGTCAACCTGAACTTTTGTTTTGGCAAACACAGCACCTAAACAACTTCCTGGATCACCCGGATGTTTTGGAACATGAATTTTTTCAAACATTCTCATTTCTCTAACTTTATCAATAGCAGATTTATTTAATGCACACCCGCCCATAAAACATACTTGGTCGTATTGACAAACTTGTTTCAACCAAAGACTAATGCCCATAATAAGTTCTTCAAATTTCTTTTGTACTCCGGCCGCTAAATCTCTTACGTTAGCATCTGGAAGCCAAGCATTTAATCCTCTATGCATGTTAACATTGAACTTAATGCTAGGATATTTTATATCAAACAGTTCGTTAATTTCTTTCATATAACGATCTGGGTCTCCTTCTTTAGCCATCTCAGCAATAATGTATTCATCTCTATTTGCTTTTAATCCAATGCGTTGTGTCATTGCACTGTACCACAGTCCAATTGAATGTGGATAACCTTGACTGTGAATACGTTTGATACGACCACCTAGTCCGTCCCATATAGTATAGGTTTCAAATTCACCAATGCTATCTAGTACAACTATACCCCATCGTGTGTTTCCTCTTGGCGCAGAATAATAACCATATGCGGCATGGCTTTCGTGATGTTTTGTAAAAGATAGTTTATGATCAGGCCCTGGACCCCAATGTTGTAAATAATTTTTTACATTTGAATCACTAAAAGGAATGTCTTGCCTTGCCCATAATTGTCGTAACCATTTGAGTCTTGGATATTCGTACCATACTATTTCGTCTGGCATACCATAAGATTGTTTTGCTACACTAACCATTGTGTGATTAAGGTGCGGATCGTTTTCTACACCACTAAAGTCTTTTGCTAAACACGCCCATACAGGATGTGCACCTTTAAATACAGCCAAACTGGCATCGTGGCTGTTTGCTACTATACCCCAGCGTATTGTTGTATCATTCATCATTTGTAGATAAAAGGGTCCTTCTCTTGTAATTTTTTAAGTTTCTTTTTTAATGCTCTCTTAGTTTGCCATTTAGCATACCAAATTTTTAATTTTATCCAATATTTTTTCATAAGTTTTCTTCTATGTATTTGCAAAGCAAACGACTATAATCACCGTGTGCTTTTTCAACAGGATGATGCAATTTCATTCTGTTATAATTATTTGTTGTTGTCCATTCATTGAAACTTTCTCCAGTAGGATCATAGTAGTTTATAAAATCATAACAACTACTTCTTACTTCGCACGGATGTATGTTATTATGAAATAAAAAGTTACCTACATTATTTTGTAAGTAATTTTTAAGGAACAGAATATTAGTATACCATCTTTCGTATTCTAGTTCGTAATCCCAAATGTACTTACCAAAGAAATTTTTAGTTTCATGATATGTCTCTATAAAAATATCGCCGTCGCCTTTGACTACACTAGGATTTACATTTGGATTAATAAACAGTGTTTCAAAATGATTCATTTCAGAATGTTGTAATCTAGAAGTAAACTCTAATTTTAAATCTTGATCGTGTGCAATGCTATCCTTAATAGATCTTATACTGACTTCACCTCTGTTAATACTTGACCAACCAACAATAACAAAAATATTTTTTAAATCTTCTCCGTTACGTTTTAGTTCTTCAAGATCTTGCACACAACGTCTAGCAATCCATTCGTTAGTTGCACCAGGTAATGCTTTGTTAATACATTCATCGTAGTTTAATTTATTTGCAATATACATAGGGTATGCATGTTGCTTATTTTGATCTGACATGTCTTCATCAGCAATGCATTCAGCACCTGCTGTAAGACTATCACCTATTGCAAATAACTTTTTCATAGAATATGTTCCTTAATATAAGGTAGTATTAAATTTTTAAATTCTGTATGTACTTGTTTATTATAATGACCTTCTCTACGCATTCCGTAACTGTGTTTTTGTTTTGCCCATTGACTGAAACTAAATGTATCAAATTTATAATACTCTTTGCCAACCACACTATCAATTAAAACATTAGGTCTTATTTTTAATAATCTGTTCCATTCATGAACATTATTGTGCATAAAATATTTGATGTTGTTTGCTTCACAAAAACTTTTTACAGCCATGATATATCCAAACCATTTTTCGTGTTCTAGGTCTTCGTCCCAAAGAAACTGAGCACAAAACATTTGTGCATCATCACCAAAGTTACAAATCATATCACCGTTGCCATCTTTAACCCATTTGGTTGTGTTTGGATTCACAAAGTTTGTACCAAACATTTCAATTTCAGTTGCTTCTAATCCTAGTGGCGGCCAATCACCTGTCTTCTTTAAATTTTTAATTTCTTCTTTTGCTGTGATTTCTAATCTGTTAATACCACTCCAACCTACAATAACAAACACCTTAGACAGATCCTGTCCTTGTTTTTTTAGATTTAGCAAGTCTAGTATAGTTGTACGTGCAATCCATTCATTAGGTGCACCTGGTAATGCACTGTTCATGTTATTTGCTATACCAAGATCGTCTGTTATTTGCATTGGATATGCATGGTACTTGTTTTCTTCGCTAACATTACAATCACCTAGAATTTCCATTCCGTGTGTAAAACTATCGCCACAAGCATATAAAAGTTCAAACATTTTCACCTCTATAATTAAATGTTACCACAAGCCTGTGTCCAGGATTTCGTGGACTACTGCTACTGTGATATTCAAGTCCGTCAAATGTAATTAGCGTATTTGCTTTTGGATATACTACATCTCTGACTGTAAATTTAGTGTTCTTAGATGGATATTTTTCGTTGTAAAACACTGTTGGAGCATCACTATCGTTTACATAGAACAAACTAGTTTTATGTTCAAATTCAAAATCAACATGCGGATCGTGATACTCATCTTGCTGTTGTCCTGAATAAAATATAAACCCAACACGACAACGTATTAGATCAATATCTCCTAGCAGTGCTTTTACAGGATTAAGCAAAACTGCAAGGCTAGGATTTTCAACTTTGTTATCTTCAAATACATTTGTACTGAATCCATATTGCATTTTACCTTCACCGTATGCTACATTATGATTATAGGTCCACGCCGTAAGATTACTAGTTAAGTTACTTTCCAACAACTTTAATTTGTCATTTGCTATTGCATTTTCGATCTTAATCATTAAAATAACTTTTCGCTAATAGTTCTATTTTAAGTTTGTTAGTTTCAATGCTGTTGATAATTTTTGTCATAGTGTATACTCTACCATACTTTTGTACAGCATCATTTACATCTTTTATATCATCGTCCCAGTCAGGAAAACTAACACTCCAGCCATAGTGCAATGCACTTTCTAAAAGGTCAGCACCTGCACGATCTCTATCAGGAACTACAACAATCTGTCTTTGTAAACTGTTTATTAGTGTTGCTTGTGTGTCTTTAACGTCATTACTTAACACAGCAACACCATCTATACTAATTGCATCAACAGGTCCTTCTACTACAAAACAATAACGTCTATAGTAGTTTTGTCTATCCAAGTTAAACACATATCCTGGTTGACTATCTGTAATATATTTGGGGGAGCCATTTCCTATCTTTCTCGCAGTGTAGCCGACTATGTCCCCTTGATAATAGAACGGAATAATTAGCCTTGACTTATAGGAACCTTCCGGTGTCCACATAAAATTATAATCATCTATCATCAGGCCTCTACTTAAAAGATATTCAATGGCTCCAAATAAATCTGGATCCAACCCTGACGGCTCTAGTGCCTTCCAGTCTGCACATTCCATAATTGGTCTTGCTCCAACTGGCAGTTCCTTACTCTGAAACGTAGGCGTAATAAAGTGTTCTTCTGATGAATCTGATTCAGTTTGTATTATCTTTAAAGCCTCAAGACTAAGTCTTGTTATTTCAGAATCTGGCACGCCAAGCCAGCCAAGTAGTTTACGCATCTTGTATGATATGTTTCTACCTGGAACATAACTTGCAGTATATCCACAGTTAAAACAATGATAACTCACTGTACCATCTGTGTTATGCATCATACCACCACGCATACGTTTGTCTGCATTCTCTCCATTATACACACAACATGGTGCATTGAAACTAGTCCACCCGCTAGGAGTTTTCTTATGTTTCGGAGGTAAGGCGGTTAGTAATGTTTGTTGTATCAGATTCATACTAGTATTTTACGATCTTACTAGTACTTTGTCAAGTGTTCCGGTGTTCGAATTGGAAGGAATATGCTTAATTCTTAGCCAATTGTATACTCCATTTACATTGAAGTAATCATTAACTGTTGCATTTGATAGGGTGACAGTTTTGATACTTACCCAATCTGTTCCATTACTAGGTTGATTATCTAGTGTTGCTTCTAGTTCAATAGTACCATCATAACCAGTGGTATAATATTGAACTGTGTGTAAATCATTTGCACGTTTTAATCTTGCGTTAGCATTTATATGACTGCTGTAATAACTTGAAACTTGTGTGTCGGGATCAGTGGTTTCTGAAAACGTTGTAACTTCATCACTGGCTTCATGCATAGCGTAACATGCATCTAATATTTCTATTCTTCCACATGCATCGTGATATGTGTTTACATACATTGGTTTAATTTTGTTATCCACAGTTCTTGTAATGCTGAATCTATACATTTGTGAAACTAGATCAATTGTATCACTTTCGTTTAAATCAATTGTAACTACACCACGTGTAGAACGTGTGCTACCGTCATCTACCACAGTCATTGTTTTGTTTAGGAAACTTGCGCCGTTTTCTTTGTCAAGTATTGTAAATTTAAACGTGTTGCCTGAACTGATGTCAATCGGCTTTTGATCCTGATTCTTTACTGTAAATTTAAGGGTGTTTGCGACACCTTTAAAAACCTTTAAATCATTCTGATACATAGGTGCATATCCTTGTTCTACTCCGGTGTCCAAATCACTGTAAATGGTACTACCGGTTTCATAAATATATATTGGTACTTTGAGCATATCATTGTGTCATCCAATTGTATTTATATGAAAGACATGACTATTAAAAACGAAGATTTAGAACAAACAATACCGTTCGTAAGCGGCATAAAACATGCATCTAACGAGTATGTAGGTATTATCATCAATCAAGATCATGCTGTAACGAGCATCTACGATCTAGCAAATTGCTCCGACGAGGAGAAAAAACTGATACTGCAATGCGGTGAAGTATGGTGGTGGGAATCAAATAGAAAAATTCCTATTAACATTTTTATGAAACGTGAAATGCAAAACTTTAAACACATGATAAAAAGTTTTAATACTAAAGATGTTGAAATACTATTTGGTCCTGTTGTTAGACTACACGACATTGCACAAAAACGTGTAAAGCGTAAAAGTATTCAGTTAGTTAGAAAGTTGAAGTAATCTTTTTATACTGTATGTATATGATGTAATCAATTATTAGATAATTGATAAAAAGTCCAACCGGTGTATATGTTATTCCAAACAACATAGGAATACCAACCAAAAAAATTGCAATCTTAAGCACATAATCAAATGCCAACTCTTCTGGTGAACTCCAAAAAGGCCAACTACCTAAATTAGGTTTTTTAGGTGGTCTTGGATTTTGCATTTCTGGAATCATGATCCTGCCCTTTGTTGGCTTACCATTTCGCACAACAAGTTCATGTGTACAACTATTGCATGAGCATAAGCAACTGCGTGTGCTTTTTTAAAATAATAACTTCCGTCAGTTGGTTTCTTCCACACTTCGTTCATCACCGTATCCCACTTCTTCCCGAGCAAATGTCTCTTCGCTGGACGGATAATTGCTAGTACTGCCGCTAGTTGTTCGATGCTCTGTGGTTTCATTTCTTTTAATATTGTACTGTGTTCTGCGACGTGAAATAAATTGTTGCTGAATTCTGGCTCTGTAAGTAATTCCCATAATGGCTCCTTGGCTAGTAGAGTATTTAAGTGTTCTTCGTTTCTCACACCTTCATATATGTGAACATTTAGCATGTCAATTTTAAAGTAACCACGATCATCTGCTTCTTTATGATCAATAGTACACAATTCTGTAAATGGATTTATTGGAGCATCGTGAAAGTATACACCTGTATTATGTTTTTTCAATTCACCTTTTTCAATTCGTGATGCTTTGATGTGCTTAAATTTTTCAAGCACTGCATCGCGATCAAAAAAATCTAAATCAATATCAGGCATTAAAGTATATTTGCTTCCTTTATAATTTCTTTTACTAGTTTAACATCTTCTGTATTTTTTGTAAAGTGTTTTTTCCAAAAAGAAATATCCAAAGCAGGTTCAACAATTTCTAAATGTTCATCATTAAAACTACCAACAAGTTCAATACCAGCAGGTGTGTTTAACAGCAACCAAGGACTTATGCGTCCATATCTAATATCGTTAACTGCTCTATTATGATTTACATACTTGAAGTAATCATTATAAGGTGCTTCGTTTTTATCGCCCCACTCCATCATTGTTTGTAAAGATCTTCTTACTGCACCTTCTACTGGTTCTAGTTTGATCATTTCAAATAGATATGTATCATACAGTTCATCTCTGCACCAATGATCTAATTTAACTCCGCTTTTAATTACAAAGTCAATAAACTTTTCAGGATAGATACAACTTACATTTGTAACAAAACTACCAAACTTTACAAACGCATTGTAATAACTGCTTTTGCAAAAGTCTTCGTATGTCTTTTCTTTTGAACGTTGTACTTGTTGATACCAACGATTGAATGTCAAAAAGCCTACTTGAACACGCTTCTCATCTTTTTGTAGATGTCTACGCTTAGGCTCGCACACATGAGCAATCAGCGTTTTTTCTTTTTGAAACGCTTTGCCGCAATGCACACATTCAAAATCTCTACTTGGCATTTGGATCCTGTTCTTCCATATATTCTTTTTGTTCGCTTTTTGACATAACACTTGATAAGGTTGTTGCATCATCTACCTTCATATTAGGATTCTTATCTAAAAGATATTGTTCAAATTTATTCTTTGCTTGTTTCTTTGGCGCCGCTACATACTGATGAAAAAAGTTTTCATACGCACCACACATTGCCATTAGTTTCCAAAGCAAGCCTTTATGATTTTTGCTTAGAGTCCAATGATGTTTGTTAACAAACTCATTTGTCATTTCTAAATAATGTTCTTGAAAAAACCTATCACCTTTTACATTGCTTACGTAACGCATAGCAATAAACGGAGCAAATAACTTTTTATCATCATCGCTAAGTTTATTATACCAGTCCTTGTCACGTTTGTCTACTGCACGTAACATTGCTTTTAAATCAAGAAACTTTTTCTTTTCAGCCATATCTCTTTCCATCAAATACGCAAACAAAATATAATTCTTCGTTGCCTGCATGTACACGATGAAACACACCGTCCTCAATTAGCACAGTATCACCTGCTTCAACATTGTGTGTAACATCATCTAGTTCCATAGTACCACTGCCTTCTAGAAACATGTAAACTTCTTCTTGTCCTTCATGTTTATGTCCGCTTGTGCTTTTGCGTGGATTTAATCTTGTACTACTAACAACAAGATTTTTTAATGTTGTGTTGTCTTTAACAATATAACGATCATCATTTTTTACAACCGTTCCTTCTATACTAGAACTTTTAAACTTCATCTTTTTACCCCTACTATATTCATACTCATAACAATTCTATTTTCATTAACTTTGTTTTCTTGCACTCTATGTGATAACCATGCAGGAAATAGTAACACATCGTTAGTATTACATTGTACTTCCTGATAGAAGTCTTGTCTACTAAAATCTGTATGACTTCTTGGCATATATGTCCAACTTGAATGTAAAGGATTTCGGAACTCTATGTTACCGCTATCTTTAGGTTTATTTAAATAAACGCTAGCCGCCATATGTGCTGGACTATGATCGTGTTCGATTACATATCCTTTTTGATTTGTAATATTAGTCCAACTATTCATTACTTCTAATGGAATATCTTGCATATCCCATTCTTTCCAAACTTGATTTACTATAGGTTGCAACCAAACCATAAAATCATGTAGTTCTTCCCATAGATGAGGATCTAGTATATTATGATTTGCATTTGTTTTTCCGCCGCCACGCATACTACCTGCGTTCTCCGGCATAAGCATTGTATCTTTAATAGCACGAGAACTTGCAGATGAAAAATCACCTGGGTATGTTGCTTTCCATACAAGATTAGGTGTTGTATTAATCGGTGTAATGCTCATGATCTTCTTTTGTCAAATAGTAGATTGTTTTTAATTTTTTTAACATTTCTTGTAGTGTTCTATTACCTTCGTTTGCATAATCTACAATTTCACTTATCTCTAATTCTGTTAAATGCCATTCGGGCAATATTTCTTTTTCAATACAAATACGATCCCCAGTTTTAGTATCACGTTCGTAAACTGTTTTACCTCCATCTGGGGATTCGTATATCTTAACCATATGCTATACTTTAGCACCTACTTTATTTCTAAGATAAGCAAGTAGCATACCATATGCTGGTAGGAACACAATAAGTCCTACTACAATTTTAGTAAGTGTATTATTAAACGCTACGCCATGTACCCAAGGTGCAGGATAAAACGCTGTATAGAAGAACGTGTACGTATCAATAATATTTGCCACGATAGTTGAAATCGCTGGCGCCGCCCACCATGCTTCTGTATAACGCTCTCTAATGTGCTGGAATACATATACGTCAAGCATTGTACCAACTGCATAAGCAGTACCTGATGCAATACCTACTCTGTATGCGTGTTCATCACCAAGTGCTAATAGTACAAGCACTGATGCAACAATCGCAGGAATAATAGCCATTGCTACAACAGCACGACCTGCTTCTTTACCAACAAGACGTACAGTCAAGTCAGTGGCAACAACTACGATCGGAAATGTAAATGCCGCCGCCGCAAGTGGAAACGAACCAAACAATGGTAAGTCTGCGCCAGGGAATACATCAAATCTAATTGTTACTAAGTAATTACTAACAGCAATTACAAGTGTGTGTAGAATTACTAACTTGCTTACAAGAGCCTTGTCTACACCTTCTAACATTTTAGTGAACATATAGTTCCTCCTTATTTTATTACTTTACTTTAGTACCGACAGTGCGTCTCACAATATCATCATGATTAAACTCTGCCCAATACAGTTCAAAGGCAACTCCGTCTTCAATGCCTTCAAATTGATGAACCTTACCAGGCTTAACCTGTGTAAATTCACCAGGACCAAGAATAGTTTCATCAACTAATCCTTCTTGGTCATCTTGCCAAACACGAACAAGCATCTTGCCCGATTCAACAAAGAATCCATTCCATTTGTAACGATGCTCATGCTCGCTACACTTGTAACCTTTCTTAAATTCAATACGGTGAAACTCTAGTACACCGTTAGCATGGATCAATTCTGTTTGACCCCAAATCTTTCCTGCTTTCATAGTCATTGCCCTTTCTCCTTCTGCATTCGCAGTCTTTGTTTGAAATTATTAACTCTCCATCCTTTGTAATTGTCTAAACGATGAAACTCTTCTGTTGTTACTAGGTGATGATTTACTTTAATTGGTTTATCACTTAATGGTATAAGTTGTGCAATAGGATCGCCAGGCTCTAAAGATAACCTACTTCCTTGTGGTAAAAAGAAATTAAATTCTGCTATATGTGTATATTTGAAATTGATAGTTCCGGGACTACTCCAATGGCTAAGAGGATTTTTTTGATGCCATGTGGGTTGCATCCATAGCCATTCAATGTCTTGACTAGTTTTAATTCTCCATGGCAAAGGAAATTTAATATGATGATAACCAGGCTTGTGATCAGCATAGTCATCTGAACTATGACTGCTAGGCTGTTTAAATTTTTCTGGCATAACATCAAATGCAATCTTACCGTCCATAAAACGCTGTATCACAAAACTTGCAGGACTTGGAATAATAATACCACGTTTCATAATGTCTATAATTGCAGGGCAAGTTTTCATACCTGCAACTTCTAAACCTTGTACATGAACGTGTTCGTGATTGTCTGGTCTTGATATAGGTAACTTTTTCCACCAACGTGGAATAAAATATTTAGACAAGTTTGGCTTAAACATGTCGTATGCATGTTGATCGTCTGTGTATAAATCTACTGTGATAGGTTTATTAAAAAACATTTAAAACAACAAACTATAATCTAGTGTTTCACTTGAACGAGAAACTTCTTTTACAAAAAATACACATTCAGGATTGTCTGCATCGCCCAAAGGTGTGGTTAATAATTGCCCTGCTTTTAGTTTAGGAAAGTACCATTTCACATCTTGATACACATTAACAACATCTACACTAACAAAGTCAGGTCTAAAAGATGTTAATGGATTGAATTGAAATGCTTCAAATCCTCTATCATTTAAACTTGTTAATGGCAGTACTTCCAGATCGCCGCCTTCGCTTGATCCAATTAACATAGACCATTCTAGTGGCATTTGTACTTGATGTTTTCCTACTTGAAGTACAACAGCAGGTGCTGAAAAACTTTCTAAATATATTAAAGGCATAAAGAAATAATCCGGCTCTTTAGGATCCGAATTATCTAATACTGAATATCTAATGTCCTCGTTGATTTCTTTTGGAAGATTATTTAGATCATATGGTTTGTTTTCTAGTGTTAATATTTTCATTTAATCAATTGTTATCCTTTCGATTGTAAAGGGGTAATTAGCCTCTTTATAAAATTTTTTACGTTGTGTAAGATGCCTTTTTGCAAACTTACATCTGCTTGTGATGTCCCATATTTGGACATGGTCTTTATCTTCAGCCTTTCTAATTCCTCTACCAATTGACTGAATAACACGTACAAAAGACTTACCAGGCTCAATAAGAATAAGGTTAAAAATCCTAGGAATGTTAATACCAACTGCGGCAACACCATAAGTTGCAATAAGAACTTTATTTTCAGCAGTTTTAACCTCGTCATATTGTTCCTTTCTATCATTGGCTTTTGTTTCTCCAGAGATAAAAACACTATTCTCTATATGTGATTGTAACATCTTTCCTGCAGAAAGTCTATCTACAAGTACCAAAGTATTGCCATTTTCGCTTATTTTGGCAATTAATTTTGAAATCCATTCTATTCTTTTTTCATTAGTTGTTAGATATTTTAATTCTTCTTGATAAGATCTAAACTCTTGTACATCTTCAGTTTGAATAACATTAACATGACAGTTAGCAAGTACACCTTTTGCTTGTAGATCACTTGCACTAATATGATTAATAACTTCTCCTAGTCCTGCTCTAATACCTTGAAACTCAAATTGTTCTTTTGGAATAGTACCTGTAAGTCCCCAACGAATTGGAACGTGTGCAAAGTTTTGTGTAAGCAGTTGCTTCAAAACATCTGCTTTTGCTTGATGCACTTCGTCAACAATAACGCAACGTACATCTTCCATTGCTTCTTGAAAAGTTACAGCCGCTTCGTGGTTCTTAGTTTTCTTACTAAGAATGTTTAGACTTTGCCAAGTACAGATTGTATGTGTTCTACCTAATTCTTTTCGATCACCAAAGTATACACCGACATCTAATCCGCAATTAACATAGTCTTCTTCTGTCTGCGTTACTAACGATTTGTTAGGAACAATAACTAGGCTACGTCCATATGGTTCACACAGATGCGAAAGTGTAGCAGTGATAATAGTTTTACCTGCACCAGTAGCAACTTCTTGTAGTGCTTGTGGATTAGATAAAAAGTTGTTAATAACTTCAAGTTGGTAGTCACGTAAACGAATTGGTTGTCCTTCTGCTGGATGTCCTTTAGGCCAACAAGTGTCTCCCCAGTAGTCTTCTCTTATTTCATTAAATTTAATTTGTATAGGAGTTCGCTGATCTTCAACTTCAACGTAAACACCTTTTTCGTCTAGTGCTTCTAAAACTTCTTTCAGCATACTAACATAAGTTGTACCGCCTAGTCCAAAGAAACTTACGGTACCGTCCCAACGTCCTAGTTTATATGCTGGCAAGTAACGTGCATACGGAATGTCATACTTAAACTTATTAACCAAGTGCTTACGCATTGATAAGTCCAAGCCTTCAAACTTTACGTTTACTTCATCTCTAATTACTAATTTACAGGATGCCACTTGCAGAGTCTCCTTTAAATGTATAATGTACCAACAATGGTTTATTTGCAAGATACGTTTGTGTTTTGTAATGACTAGGTTCAGTTGCTAAGTCAACTATAACAACATTAGGTGTGATGTTATATTTTACAAAGTTCTTATTGATTTTTTCGTTAGTAAGTATAATTTTGCTTTCAGGATCAAACTTATTAACTTTCCTATCTTTAATATAGTCGTTCATTTCTTTGTTCTTAGGATATCTAAATGCTACCGATGTTTGGTTTGAAAGACCTGCCCATTCTAGCAATTCAATCCATTTAATCAGACTTTCGTGCTCTACACTGCTTACCATAATAAGTGTTTGTTTACTAGGCTTAATAAGTTCCAAGAAATTTTGACGCTCGTGAACTTTTCTATTAACTGTCCAACGTGATTGATCTCCTAACAATATTTTTCTAAACGTTTTATGTCCTAGTTTTTTAACCACCGGTGAATCATAAACAGTTACACCAAGCATTTTACTATACAATATTGCCTCAACAGGATCGTCAATATCTTTAAAAGGTTGCAAGTAATTTGCAGGGATATCTGAATTATTAATTGTAAACTTGTTGTCTTGAATTGTCAACAACGGAAAATATTTTAATCCTTCTTTTTTAACTGTATCTGTTTTCTTTTTAATGTCTGTAAGATTTTCGTCAATAGAAAATCCTTTTCCTCTTACAGCATCAAGTAA